TTAATTTTTCACCACCTCGTTTTGGGGCATGGTTGGGGCAAACTCGCTTAGCTGTGTATTTAACAGGGCTACCTGTGCATTATTGTTTTCAGACATCCATTTCCCGTATACCTGAAACACCATTTGCGCATCTGCATGTCCCATCTGGTTTGCTATGAATGCCGGGTTGGCACCGGCTGTCAACGACCAGCAGGCATAAGTATGTCTCGACTGATATGATTTGCGGTGGCGGAGGCCAGCGCGCTTTATCGCTGCGTCCCACATCTGCCTTATTGAGTCAACGGTAAAATGGTCACCATAATTTTTTACTCTCGCTGACACTTCAGGTTGAAAAACAAAGGTGCATTTTTGTTTTTCTGTTCTGCCGAACTCTCTGAGGTGAACGTCAATAATATGTTCTTTGCTCAGCCTCGTTAGTGTCATCTGACTCCTGAGAGCGTCGATTGCAGGCTTGATAAGGTGAATTACCCGATTGGTACCAGCCTGTGTTTTCGGTACCGTAAAACGATCTTTTGCTAAATTTCTCCTGATCATCATTGTTCCATTTTTCAGATCTATGTCCTCCCACCCAAGCGCACACAGTTCACCAGGGCGAATGCCTGTATAAACAGAAACACACCATAAATTTTTGGCCTGCTGATTTCTGCAGGCGTCGATAAGACGGATAAATTCCTCCCGTGAAAGAGGATCAGGAATGGTTCTTGATTCCTTTAATGGCGAGATCCCCTTAAACGGATTATCTGCCAGGTAACCGTTATCAACACCAAACTGGAACACGGCGTTAAGATTTGTCATGTAATTATTTACAGTTACAGCCGATCTCCCTGGTTGTGTAACAATATAGTTACTTTTGGGGATCTGGTATCCAGTCAGTAGCTCTTTACGAACCTCCAGTAATTTTTCTTTATTAATCGATGAGGCAAGATTTTTTTCACCGATTATGCTCAGGATATTTTTGATGACGGCACGGTATGTGTTGAGTGATGCTTTGGCGACTTCAGTTTCTTTCAGTGCCAGAAATTTTTCAGCCAGTTCTTTTATGGTTAAATCTTGTCGGGCCTCACCAAATTTTTCCAGATTGCGTGAGGAGGGAAACTGTTTTGCATAGTCGAAAACACCAGTTTTTATTGCGTAACAAACAGAGGAGCGTAGTTCACCTGCAACGCGCCTGTTTTTTGCTGTGTCAGGAACCCCCAGATTTTCCCTGACTCTTACGCCTTTATAAACAAACCAGATACGTAATTTCCCTCCATGGTTTTCCACGCCTGTCGGATATTTCATTTCAACTTCTCTCATTAGTTAGTGTGGCTTTTAGTCAAGTAAGATGACGTCTTGGTCTCGCTGATGCCTGGCGCTCAATCCAGCGATCAATTTCTTCCAGGTTGTAAAAGCATGGACTGTTATCCCATGGCATACCGTCATGAGCGACATGCTTATATTCCCTTCCTTCCATAAACGATTTTTCCCGGGCCTTTTTTAACGTACCTTTTTTTATTCCTTTCAGCGCAATTAACTGCTCTTCGGATACCCATTTGCCGGGAGAGACAATCATGATTACTTCGCTCATCGATTTCTTTATCTCTTACATCAGACGAGCGCCGGTTGCAGAATACCAGTCACAACCGGCGACAGTTGAACATTAAGAATCAGCCTGACTCGGGATCAGTTTTTGCCAGATAACTGAAACGTATTTTGCCTGGTAACGGGCGTCATCAAGTGCATTATGGCGCTCACCTTCGAATGGAATAGCCGTTCTGGCATCGAAGTCTATGGCTTTCCCCAGCTCAACGATTGTGCGTACATCGCGATCGTTGTAGTAACGCCACGGGCAGGGGATCCCCTGCCGTTCGTATGAACGGCGCAAAATCGTGTTGTCGAAGTTGGCTCCATTTCCCCAGACCTGAACAAAAAATTCACCGGAGTTTTCGTCGATAAATTCCCGCAATTGTAACAGTGCATCATCTAACGGGATTTCATCGGTCATAATGGCAGATTGCGCTTCGCGTGATTGCTTAAGCCACCATTTAATGGTGTCCCGATCAATGACTCCGCCAGCAGTTTCCAGATCGATAGTCTTACTAAATTCCGGTCCCATATCTCCGGTTTGCGGATCGAAAAATATTGCACCTATTGAGATAATCGGGGCATCAGGATTTTTTCCCATGGTTTCAAGGTCGATCATTAGATGGTCACACGTCCTGCTGGTGGATGTGATAACGTGATGACCGTTCACCGCAATTAAGGGATCTGCCGTCTCGCCAGTTTCATTATTGCTGGCGTGGTCCTGAGCGCTGCCAGCATTCTCCTTGTGTGGATGTTCAGCGCCTTCCATTTCCTCCGGATCATTTTCCTGAACTTCAACCTGATTCTCTTCATCGAATGTTTCCTGGTATGTTGCGTCGCCCATCACCGCACCACAATCAGGGCAGTTGCCGCCGCCGGTCTGACCGCATGCGGTGCAGACTTTTTCCGCTTCCTGTTGCGCTACTGGCTCAGGTTGTTTCGTTTCTGGCTCGTTTTGTAACGCATTTGGGCTGTTTTGTTCTGCTTTCTGGTCGTTCTGTTCCGTTTCTTGCTGGTTCTGATTCACTGAATCGCGGGTTTCAATCCCCTTCACCCATTTCGGATCATTCGGGTCGCTAATCCCTGCAACAAATTCACCACGTGATACAGCAAGCAACTTATCGGCGTCAGGCTGGCTGATATTGGCTGCCTGCATAATTTTGTTTACTTCGTCAGCGGTAACTTTTACCGGCTCTGGTTGTGCGGTCGTGTCAGATGCACCAGTATTTTGTTGTGAACCTGAGTATGTACCGTTTTTACGGGCAAAATATTCTTCTTTCGTGATTTCAGTAGCCCCTGCAGTCAGCGCCTTATTCAGACCAGAAAGTTTGTTTGCGCGACCATATTTTTCGCCATCCTTGTCGGTGAAGAGGAAGTAGAACGGCCCCTCACGCTCTACAGATGGTTCGACTTCCACTTTGCATTCGGTTTTTTCGTTGTCCGGAATTGCCGTTTCCACTGCATCAGTTTCTGGTACTGGCGACGAGAGAGTATCAGTTGCGCTCTGATTTCTTCCTTCATCTTCAAACACGCCCTTTGTAGTCAGGTATTCAGTAATGTATTTGTTCAGTGTCACAGGGTCTTTGTGAATGTCGATCGGACGTTCACGGACAAGGCCAAAAATAGTCTGGCGGTCGTAGCGAAGGGCATCAGGCTGTTTGCGCATTGATGCCGAGATACGCTTCCAGTCTTCGCGGTCGTTGTCGATAACTTCATTTTTTGCCCAGCGATGGATGCTGCCGTCAATGTTTCCGGCATCCACATCACCAGGCCAGAGAGCGTAGGCCAGTTCGTCATCCAGTGTTTTCCATGTCTGCTTGTATTCGCGATGAGTGGCAGCAATGACCGGGCTGATTTTTCCTGTTGAATTGTCAGTGTACTGTTGATTGGCTCTGGCGCGGGCGAGATCAACAACAGACGTGTATTTTCCGGTTTCCTTGCGTTCACCTTCGCGACGTTTTTTCCAGATGCGCATCTCTGCCTGAATTTCGGGCCATTTAGCACCAGGAATACATTTATGCTTAACCCACCCAATGGCGTGCAACTTAAGCTCCGGATACATGGCGTTAACTTCTGGCATTTTCATCAACGCTTCAACGATATGTCCGTCGAATGTTGCCATGTCTTCCTGCAACAATTCCTGTGCGCTAATAACCATATCAACGGTGATGTTTTCACATGTGTCGAACTTAACCAGGACCGCGTTCTGTACTTCAGGGGACAGCTTGTCAAAATTGACGTTCATCGGATCGGATTCTGGTTCGACCGGGACAAAGGAAGCGCCTTCCTCATCCCAGCGGTTTTCCAGCATATATTCGGTATCCCAGGAGTCGATGGCAGGGCGGGGCATGCCGGGTTTATCCTCGCAGACAAGAAATTTATAAGCGCAGTCCTGAGCAGCCGGATATTGCTCCAGGAATTGCCAGGTAAATTTGGCTCGGGCGCGGCGTTCGTCGCCGGCTTCAATGGCAGTGGCTACAGCGACTGCACCTTCTTCCTTTATTGCCTGTTCGTCCGGAATGGCGGCGCAAATAAAGACTTTACTCATTTTGTTTTAACCTCATTACAGATTTAAGGGTGAACAAATCCCTGCCATTGCTGGCATATAAAAATGAAACCGGATATTAATTACGGTGCTGTTTTAAGTCCTGCCGGGATTTCGTTATTGTCCATGCGAATAACTTTATCAACCGGATAACAGTTGCCGGGAATTTTCTGTTCCGCTGCGGCAGCCATGCATTCTTTCATTGAGTCATGTATACCAATAACAAGATCGACTGGCTCGCCTGTATTAAGAAAAACTGTCAGAACGAGTGCAAATACTGTATTCATTGTCAGCGTCCTTTTTGCATCAGGCGTAAACGGGCCAGCATTGAAACAATGCATATTTGATTTAATAGCTCCCGTTCGTGTTTTCTCTTATTAATGGCATCTTCAGTAAATACAGGGTTACTGATTCTGACACCAATTTCAAAACAACCTTCAGACGTATTGACGTTTGGTAATAACGTTTCCATTATCGCATCCTCAACAATGAATTTTGTGATGCGGTGCCTGGTGCCTCCAGGTGACGTTAACCAGTTAATAATTAACGCCGGATACAGAGAACCCACCCATAAGAACCAATACGGAAGTCAACTGGCCTTTTTAACTGTTCCGCGTGCGCTGAGCCGCATTCACCGCATCACAAAATTCACTTTAAAAAGGGCGGCAGAGCAGTCACGGAGTAAAACTGATACCGCCAAACGTCACCAGAAAATTGATAACAGAGGGCGTTGCAGCGGGGTTGCCACTTAAGCGTATGGTCAACCTGACAACCCGGTGTCCTCAACGGGGAAGGAATAACCCCGCCATACTTACCGCCGCGCCATTTCGCGGATTGCCACAACCGGAAGCGCACAGACGAAGATGTCAGTAGTACACAACAAAGGGAGGAATGACTTCGCCGTGCGCTTTCGCGTTATGCCCTGACTTTTCAGGGATATATCCTTTCAGTAAACTGTTTGTGCCGGATTCTTATCCGTGTCCGGCGCACGACCACGCGCTGTCACGTGTGGTCTCCATTCTCAACCAGTAACCTCAATGGAGGATAAAATTAAAATGGTCAGCAAACTAAATCAGACTCGCTGGAAGATTCATTATTAAACAGCGCGTTTAAATTATATTCTTGAATGTTTTGGGGATAACCTTGCTGCTGAGGAAGGCTATCCAAACCATGTCGATGGTTTCGAAGCGATATATCTTTATCTATCCCGTAAACATGGATGGACTATTTCACAGTGTCGTTTAATGCCACTGGATGATATTCGCCTTGCTCTTTCGTTAGAGCTATCAGGGTGGCGACTCCCTGATGATGCAAAGATTGACGACCATCATTCTCACGATGATATAAGTTGTTAAGTTCCAGTAGTTTGGCTTTTGCAATGACCTCTACAGATTTCCAGAATTTGTGGGGGTCTGTACTCTCTTCCTGTTCGTCAGGAATGTTATTGCCCTCAACAGAAACAGAATACAGTCCGGTAAACGCATCGCGCACATTACGAGCCATATTATCAATGTCTTTTTTCGTTTCAGCTTCTAATGCAACTTCGTTCAGACGTTGACGAAGTGTATGTGCTGCAATTTCTTGGATTTCTTTTGGTAACTCTTTAAATTCCATAGTCAACCTCATCAGTCAGTGTTTCTGGCTAACCAGCGATGCGCGCCAGTTTCGGTTTTAAACGTTTTGCTTTTGGTATATGTCATCGCGGTGAACGTACCGTCCTGGTTGGGGAACACGCCACATACCAGAGATTCGCTGTTGCCAAGATCGATAGTATCCATGCTGACCTCATTTCCCCTTAACGCCGGGGTGGCGGAACAAAAACCTGCTGCATAGTTAAAGTTGAACCCTGCCGTCATGTTCTTACGCCTCGGGCTGGCTACTTAACCCCTGACCACTGCCTGGTAACTCGAAGTATTACCCTGCATTCTGTGGGGCGGGGTGGGTGGCAGGTATATAATGTACTTTGCGTTCATTGTTGTAAAGTACTTTTAGTACATTTTGTGTGTAAAAAAATGAGATGGGATAAAGTGAAGCACAAACCCGGAGGAAGGCGCTACCGGATTTATGCTGGTTTAAGAGGCTTTTTGTTTTTTCTTTCGTGCTAACTCTTCGTAAATTGCATTGTACTTCTGTTTTTTCTCTTCAAGAGTTTTTAAAAGTTCATCTGTCTCACTGTCAGGGAGCTCGTCCAGAAGGTCAATGATGATTTTTTGTCTTGGATTTAACTCCTGATAGAAACGTACCTGTCCACTTTCTTCTGTATCCTCTCCCAAAAGATAGGTTGGTGTTGTTCCTATTAGTGTTGCTAATTCCCTTAATTTCTCCCGGCGAGGAATTGTTTCGCCATTAAACCATTTGCTAACCGCTTTTGGTGTTAATTTCATTCGACGGGCAATTTCTGCCTGCCTTCCATGTTGTTCATAACCAGCGTTTTCACAGGCTAGCGCAAGCCTACTGGCGAACTCTTTACGCGCTTTATCTTCATGAACCATAAGTTCAATGATATTCGCTCTTGAATGTACTGTCAGTTCTGTTATAGCATGTACTTAAAGTTCACACTGTGAGGGTGATATGAACCAGAAAACACTTGAAGATGTAATCAAAACTGTTCGCGTTGCTGTTGTGGCCGACGTTTGTGGTGTCAGCCAAAGAGCAATCTATAAATGGATGGATAACGGAAAATTGCCTCGCACAGAATATACCGGCGAAACAAATTACGCTGAAAAAATCGCTCTTGCATCAAACGGATTATTTTCTGCCGATGCAATTTTAACTATTGGCAGGAATAAAACTACTACGAAAAAGCTGATGGGAGTTGATTCATGAAAATCAAGCATGAACACATCCGCATGGCGATGAATGCCTGGGCGCATCCGGACGGCGAAAAAGTACCGGCTGCGAAAATTACCAAAGCGTATTTCGAGCTGGGAATGACGTTCCCGGAACTGTATGACGACAACCATCCGGAAGCCCTGGCTCGCAATACTCAGAAAATTTTCCGCTGGGTGGAGAAAGACACCCCTGATGCGGTTAAAAAAATTCAGGCGTTGTTACCAGCTATCGAAAAAGCAATGCCACCTCTGCTGGTGGCCCGAATGCGCAGTCATAGCTCAGCATATTTTCGGGAACTAGTGGAGACGCGGGAACGACTGGTGAGAGACGCTGATGATTTTGTCGCAGTGGCGATCGCTGGTTTCAACCAGATGAATCGTGGTGGCCCTGCAGGAAATATTGTGGCTGTGCATTGACTCGCAATATTCATACCGGATCACTTCCGGCAATTTGTGAGTAAAAAGATTCGGTATCAAAAGAGGTGAGTATGGCTAACGCCTGGCTCAGATTATGGCATGACATGCCAAATGACCCTAAGTGGCGAACAATTGCCAGGGTGTCAGGGCAGCCAATTGCAACAGTGATGGCAGTGTATATCCACCTCCTGGTGAGCGCGTCACGAAATGTCACGCGAGGTCACATTGATGTCACGACAGAAGATTTGGCAAGTGCGCTCGACGTGACAGAAGAGGTAATTGATTCAATTTTGCAGACGATGCAGGGGCGGGTACTTGATGGTGATTTAATCACTGGATGGGAAAAACGCCAGGTGCTTAAAGAGGACAACGGCAATATTTCGCAAACCGCAAAATCTCCTGCAGAGCGCAAGAGGGCGCAGCGAGAGAGGGAAAGAAAGCGGGAACAAAATGGCGATTGTCACGGCGCGTCACGAAATGTCACGCACATGTCACGACGAGTCACGACAGATAAAGATACAGATAAAGATACAGATCAAGAAGATCAAAACACTATGGTCCATGGCGTAAAAAACGCCACGAACCAGGCAGGGGATGTTCAGACCGTCAATCCTGGTCAGCCAGCAGGCACGACACCGGAAGCCGATTCAGCGTATGCGCTGAAAGCCGATTCGGGCGCTGTGCAGCAGGTGATGACCGCAAGACCGGAGCAATCACACCAACTGCAGCAGCCCGAAGCCGATTCCGCCATTCAGCGGGAAGCCGATCGGGTAGTCCCGGAAAACACCGGGCAGTCTGTGGGACGAGTGGATTATCCGGATGTGTTCGAACAGGTCTGGCGGGAGTACCCGTTGCGTGCTGGGGCAAACCCGAAGAAATCCGCTTTCAGTGCCTGGAAGGCCAGATTACGCGAGGGGGTGCCACCAGAGGCCATGCTGGATGGCGTGAGGCGTTACGCAAGATACTTGGCGGCTACCGGGAAAACGGGAACGGAATTTGTTCAGCGAGCGACGACGTTTTTTGGACCGGACCGGAATTTTGAGAATCCCTGGTTGCTCCCGGTAAGCGGCACGAACAACCAGCGTTGTGTGAATCATATTTCTGAACCGGATAACGAAATTCCGCCGGGCTTCAGGGGGTAAGTGTTAATTTCTGGTCATGAGGTAATTTTCAGGAGGGCTTGTGGCAAAAGTTTTTACACAAGAAGAGCGGGAAAAAATTAAAGGGCAGGTTGTTGAACTCGTACGCCAGAGTGGGCGCGAGACGTTACGACAACTGGAAACTAAAACTGGGGCAACAAGATATCTGATGAACGTTCTGGCCAGAGAGCTGGTTGCCAGTGGCGATGTATACAACTCTGGTTACGGGTTATTCCCGTCTGAACAGGCGCGTAAGGACTGGCAAAATGCCCGTAAAAAGCTCTCAAGGGCAAAGCTGAAGAAACCATCTGCGGTTGATCCGGACCTTATCTGGTCATTACCTGATGGAGAAATACGTCGTTACGACAGGCGTCATAATATGATTTGTACTGAGTGTCGTAAAAGCGAAGTTATGCAGCGCATATTGTCGTTTTATCAGGGGGATGTTCGGTATTTACTGAAGTGACGAGATTAAAGTGCATTAGTTCAGATGCAAATTGACATTTTGTGGCACAGGGTAGAGCTAGCGCGGTTGTCCGCTTTGTGCCAGGAGCGGAAGTAGCAAACCAGATTTTACTGAAGCTTGAGCAGAGATACCACCAACTGATGCCTATCAGTAATGGGGCTCTTGATGATTCAAATAAAAAAGATTAAATTGATTAAGATTATTCTTACTTGATTAATTGTTTTGCGCATGGGCTTGGAAAACCATGAATCAGATCTTCACTAGATAAAACAACGAACTATGGAGGAAGCGTGGGCGGCGAAACTAAGAATATTGATGAGATTGCAGGTATCATTTCCAGTAGAATTTTTGATGAGTTAGGCTGGAAAACCCAAAATACAACGGATATAAGTTGGGACTGTTGTTTGAGATCTCATCTAAACGCTAAACAACTTTTATCTGAAAACCCAAAAAAAACTCATCCTACGGATGTAGTCTTCAAATATAAAGATCCTTATTCAGATATAACTCAGTATATACAAACAGATTTAAAATCTTATTGTGCCAGCACGCTTGACGGTACAAAATCAATATTGAACACTGTACGAAGTTTATCACAACAGGTAGCTTGCGCGCCAAGAAGTCCTGAGTGGCGGCGTCTATTTGTTGACAGCACAAATGAGAAATATCAAGTTAACGGCCTACTTTTTATATATAATCATGACAATAAATATGACTCTGATTTAATTGAGAAATTAAATGGAGCAGCCACAGCAAGTTATGATTTTCCAGAGAACTCTGTGATTGCCGTTTTTGACCCAACTATGATCAGATTTTTACTAGATGTTACAGAACACATCGAGACTAGAAGAGGAATTACTGACAAAGTAACACAAGAAACAAATATGTTATGGCAAAAAATTCCTGAGATAGAGAACTGTACATATTTTTACCCTGACAAACATAATAAAATAGCAACGAAAGGGAAAATCCTTCCAGCCACAATTGAAATGATAACATCTGGGATGATTTTTTACTCATATGAACACGAATATATTAGAAATGATGGTGGCGATAGAATAAGAAATAAAATATTGAATATATTCTGGAAGGAAGAGATTGATTCCAGTAACCACTTTATATTTCTTTTAGAGTATATATTTAACTATCAATTACTCAATCAATTTAACAAAATATTTGTTATAACTCCGTTCTCATCACACTCAAGCATTCATTTGCAATCCGCCATTAATGATTACATAGGAATATATTCTTTCACTCAATCTCATATAGAAACGTTAAAGGAAAAAATAGTATCCATTCCTTTTGTTAATCAAAAGCTATCTATATTTGAGTACCAGGTTGCCAGCAAGCAGGTGAATAGAAAATGTCACTTTTCATAAGGAGTATGACATGAATAAATATCAAGCTACGTTGTTTTCAAACGAAAGTGACATTTATACCGCCCTCCACTCTAACAGTGCAAAAATCACAGATGTTACATTAAGGAAAATCGCCTTCAATAGAGGGATAATTTTCCCATCTAACTTATCAAAAGAGGTATTGATAGAAAAATTATCAGACCTGCCATTTTCATATAATCACATCAGAGAAGTACAAGATAAACTGGCAACCAAACCCAGCCAAGACGTCTTCTCAGTAAAACGTATATATGAAGAATTTGATATAGAGAAACTCTATGACGTTGTAAACAAAGTGAAAGAAAATAGACCCAAGTTGCTAGGGCATGAGAAAATTGATCATTACTCAGGCTTGCAAACCTATCATATATCTATTGATTATACTGAGTTTGATTTTAGAAGGGGTAAGTTTCAGCAGAAAAAATTGTACAGTGGGAGTATAGTTTTTATAGTAAAAAAAGGATATGTTTCAGTAAGATATAACTATACGCCACGCATTTCAGAAATTCTCAAGCAAATAATTGATACATATTCATCAACAGTTTGTAACAACATAGTTGTCAACGAAATAGATTTATCAAGTATCGTTGATACAGATCTTAGGAATATTTTTGCTGTTCATCTTTATGATTTTGATGGAAATTATAAAAAAACAGGACTTGAATATGCTGGTCTTGAAAAGGTTAGAGTAAGCAGAATAAAAACATCTCTGGATATTAATGGAGATAATCTCGAAGGAAATAATAACGAAGAAACACAAGAGTTATTAAACAAGATTTCACCTTCTACAGATAACGAAAATGATGATGACATTAATAATCAGGAAATGGCATCTGACGATGATGAAAACCTAACTTTTAACATTAACAATGCCGCGTATGATGGCCTATCATTAGTGAACGCACCTCAAATTAAGGAACTGTGCAGTGATGGGTTTTATCGAAGCTTAATTCGATGGAAGTCATTTTCCTCAGTAGTTAAGAATCATACTATAACTTTTGAACTTAGTTTCGATGATAAATATCTTGGGAAAAATATAAAATTCAGAGCGTTATACAAAGAAAGCAACTCTGCATCCGCAGAGAGAGAAAAACTCAGTGACGCAGACTTTGATCAAGTCATGAAACAATTAGAAGATAAAATATTTTTGATTAATGACTTTATTATCGAAGAGCATACCAAGCGATACCCAGTAACGAAAGCTATGTCTTGCGAGACTTTGAATCAGGAGGCTGGATGATGATAAAGGTAAAAATTTATAAAGCAGAAAAGGATATAACTAAAAGTGAGTTATTACATAAAGTAAATGACAACCTCTATGATGAAGATAAAGGATATGGTTTTCAAATCATTAATAACTCTGAAGTGCTTAAACTAAGATTTACCATGAGAAGCATTAGCAAGCAAAGCTTAGAATATGCTAATGGCGAGCGTTCAGAGGTTGAAATAGCAACTTACTTAAATGTGGACTTTGGCGTCAGACAAGGGAAAAAAATCATACTATATGCCACTAATCCTCCATTAAGTATGAAAGTGCCTTATACTATGGTGCAAAAACTATTTGGTGAAGATAGTGGCTTGAGACCAGTAGAATTTGATCTGAGAAAAATTGTAAATGGTCTTTCTGAGGGCTTTGACATCAAGATAAAATCCATGTCTCTATCTAATATCTCTGTTGATCCTTTTACTTTAGCAAAGACAAAAATAGTAAGCTCAAAGAATCTCCAAGAAATTTATCAGAATAAATACATGAATAGTTCGGCCGTTTTTGATTCCGTACATTTCTTCGTTAACGGAATTGAAACGGAATTATCTAGGACGGGTAGATTCCGTGTGAGAGAGAGTCAGCTTCCAACACTTTTATCCATCTTAGAAACTCTCAGAATTTTGTGAAATATATAAGGAACTCAGGCCTACTTCGTCAGTAGGCCCCTTTTCCGGTTTGTACTTATCTAGTCATCGATTTGATCGTAATGATTCACACAGGATGCTGTTAGCAATGTCCGCTCTTCGCTCAAAGCGGACTAGAAGGTTAGCTTGCGTCGGACTTGGCGTATTTAAAGAAGTGCTGGTGGTGACTGGTTGTTGTGTTCCATTTCTACAGAACAAAATCACAGAAACTATACCCAATAGTTATATTGAATCAATGATGAGACAGCCTCATATTTATCAGAATTGGTGTACGTCCAATACAGGAGGTTGTCGTGCTGGTTCTCAAATGTGCGCTAGCTATTGCGGCTGTAATGGCAATTTATTGTCTTGCTGTTGTTCTTACGGATCGCCTTTCTGATTGATTTTATATTGGCGAGGTGACGGGAGTTAAGTAGAATTGCTGCGGGTGCTTGAGGCTATCTGCCTCAGGCATGAACACCAAAGGCAGATAGAGAAAAGCCCCAGTTAACATTACGCGTCCTGCAAGACGTTTAACATTAATCTGAGGCTCAATCTATGAACGGCAAATCTAGGTTAGCCTCTTACGTGCCGAAAGGCAAGGAGAAGCAGGCTATGAAGCAGCAAAAGGCGATGTTAATCGCCCTGATCGTCATCTGTTTAACCGTCATAGTGACGGCACTGGTAACGAGGAAAGACCTCTGCGAGGTACGAATCCGAACCGGCCAGACGGAGGTCGCTGTCTTCACAGCTTACGAACCTGAGGAGTAAGAGACCAGGCGAGGGAGAAATCCCTCGCCACCTCTGATGAGTCAGGCATCCTCAATGCACCCACACTTAACTTGATTCGGCGGGTTTATTTTATCTGTAAATATTTTTATAAAAATAATGCCCACACACAGCATAAAACAAAAAGTATCACAGATAAAAAAGGAGCGTAATGTGCAGATTTGTTGTTTTCCATATTTACTCGCTTTAACATAATCAATATTGATATGGTTGTTATTTCGGTGGTTTCAAACGAGATATTATGGTGATCTGGCAAATTTGCATAACATTAAAATTTAATTTATCTAATCGCTTTTAATAATAAGCGTTGTGTTTTATCCCAGCAATCTGTTGTTTGATTTTTATTTCATTAATGTAGGGGCTTTACACTGGAACCAGTTTATTTATACTTTATACGCCAGCCTGAACAACTGGCACCTGCTGCGCCAGCAGAGACAACCGATGGCGCACGATACCAAATTACACAATTCTGATGATTCTACCGTCTTTGCCAGAAGGTGCGGACGGCGTTTTCACGCATTCAAATCGGACTGGTTCCAGCATTCTCCATGCACTGAAGAACAGGCTGAATGGTTAATTCATTGCTACCGCAGACGCGGATACGAGATTAAGAAAGCCCTCAGCCCCGATTATCGTCACTGGATAATCTACGTCAGGCTTCCTTATTCCGAACGCCCACCGCGTCAGTCCCGCACATTCCAGCAACGGATCTGGAGGTAACGTGCGGGTATTACTTCGACCTGTTCCGGTACCGGAACTCGGGGTGGTTATCGTTAAGCCAGGCCGTGAATCAATGTCGGTATTCCATAACGACAGAGTACTGGTGGAGCCGGAACCAAAAAGCATGCGCGGTCTGCCGTCCGGAGTCGTCCCTACCGTTCGCCAGCCGCTGGCGGAGGATAAATCATTACTGCCGTTTTTCAGTAACAAACGAGTGATTCGTGCTGCTGGCGGCGCTGGTGCACTGTCTGACTGGTTACTGCGCCATGTCAAATCCTGCCAGTGGCCTCATGGTGATTACCACCATAGTGAAACCGTTATTCACCGTTACGGTACCGGCGCGATGGTATTGTGCTGGCACTGCGACAACCAGCTGCGCGACCAGACATCGGAATCACTCGAGCAACTTGCTCAACAAAATCTGACAGCCTGGATGCTTGAGGTTATACGTCACGCAATGAATGGCACGCAGGAGCGGGAATTATCGCTGGCTGAATTATCCTGGTGGGCGGTTTGCAATCAGATGGTGGATGCTCTACCTGAGGCAGTATCACGTCGTTCGTTGGGATTACCGGTGGAAAAAATCCTCTCTGTGTATCGCGAGAGCGACATCGTACCGGGAGAACAGACAGCCACCAGCATACTGAAGCAGCGCACAAAAAATATTGCGCTACCGCCTCACGTCCACCAGCAACAAAACTCACCACAGGAAAAGGCGGTGGTAAGCATCGCCGTTGATCCTGAGTCCCCGGAATCTTTCATGAAGCGACCTAAACGTCGCCGTTGGGTAAATGAGAAATACACACGCTGGGTAAAGACACAGTCGTGTGCGTGCTGTGGTAAGCCAGCTGACGATCCCCATCACCTGATAGGTCATGGTCAGGGCGGAATGGGAACAAAGGCCCACGATATTTTCACGTTACCGTTGTGTCGTAAACATCATAACGAGCTTCATGCAGATCCGTTGGCGTTCGAAGAAAAGCATGGTTCTCAGGTTGATTTAATTTTTCGTTTTCTTGATCACGCCTTTGCAACCGGCGTGCTCGGATAAAAGAGGTTATTGATGGGGATAGAATTTGTTTTGCCTTACCCGCCGACGGTAAATACCTACTGGCGTCGTCGTGGCAGCACATATTTTGTATCAAAAGCAGGGGAGCGTTATCGCCGGGATGTGGCGCTTATTGTTCGCCAGCAGCGGCTGAAATTAAATCTGTCCGGAAGGCTGGCAATAAAAATTATTGCAGAGCCACCGGATAAGCGCCGTCGTGACCTGGACAATATTCTGAAAGCACCACTGGATGCACTGACACATGCGGGACTGCTTATCGACGACGAGCAGTTTGATGAAGTTAATATTATGCGCGGTCAGGTTGTTCCCGGTGGTCGGCTGGGGATAAAAATCACAGAACTGGAGTGCGCATGAATAACCAGTATTTACAGTTTGTGCGTGAGCAGCTCACGATCGCCACCGCTGATTTGAGTGGAGCAACAAAAGGTCAGCTTGAAGCCTGGCAGGAGAATGCCATGTTCAATACAGGGCGTTACAGACGTAAAAAAATCCGGTACCGCGATAAGGTCACTGGAAAAATAGTAACGCTGGATAATCCACCGATCCCGGGAAAGCAATCGCTGGCGAAAGGTTCATCAATTGCCCTGGTCAGTCCGGTTGAGTTTTCGACATCATCATGGCGACGCGCCGTTCTGTCTCTTGAAGAACATCATAAAGCCTGGCTGCTGTGGTGTTACAGCGGTAGCATTTGCTGGGAGCATCAGATCGCGATAACGCAGTGGGCGTGGACTGAATTTAATGCTCAATCCGGTACCAGAAAAATTGCAGGAAAAACTCTGGTGCGCCTGAAGACGTTGATCTGGTTGGCGGCGCAGGCGGTAAAAGCTGAGCTTTTTGGTGGGGAAGGTTACGAATACCAGGAACTGGCGTTACTGGTGGGAGTAACAACCAAAAACTGGTCCAAGACATTTACTGGTCACTGGGTTGCAATGAAACACATTTTTCATCGGCTGGATAGTGAAGCTTTATTGTTAGTGGAGAGAACACGTTCAAAACAAAAGGCGGCATTTTCATAGCAAAGTATTGCAAAAGTAGATTAAAACGCATATATTTCGTGTAAATCTGATATTTTGCCGTTTTTATACGTGATGGCAAAGCTAGTAAAACCCGCGACCGAGTGGGTTTTTTATCCCCCCAAAAAATGGCATAGACATTAAACGTGATGACGATTGTGCCAATACTTTCTCCATCAATGACGCCCCTTGACTGCATGGAATCCAATTTGTTATGTAATATGTGTTGATATTTTTGAGTTGTTAATGGTGTTACTATGAATGACAGTGCTCTGCTCAGAAACTCTTCACTTTTTGTTGCTTATATGGGCTGTCTAGGATGGGGAAGCGCTTATTTCTATGGATGGGGTACTTCATTTTACTATGGCTTTCCATGGTGGGTTGTCGGGGCTGGTGTCGATGATGTTGCACGAAGTTTGTTTTATGCTGTGACAGTTATCGTTATATTCCTTATTGGATGGGGAGTTGGTATTGTTTTCTTTTTGGGCATAAAACAAAAGCGCAATATACAAAATTTGAGTTTTATCCGGCTTTTTCTCGCGATATTGCTGCTTTTTATTCCACCTGTTCTGGAGTTTTCGGTAATTCATCAGCATGTTGAGCCAGATGTACTGATTTTCTGCATTCTTGCTGCCTTTACAATCACGCTTTTTGTCAGGTCTGGAAGAAGACTTGTTTCAGTCAAATGTTTTTCGGAAATGTCTTTTATTCGCCATCACCGAATTGAGTTCATGATGGCTGGGTTTATGATTTATTTCTGGGCATTCTCTCTTATTGCCGGTTGGTACAAACCACAGTTTAAGAGGGAATATCAGGCGATCCACTATGAGAATGTATGGTATTACATTATTGCGCGTTATGATGATCGTCTGGTGTTATCGAAATCATACAGGAGTGGGGGTAAGAAATTCGTTATATTTAATAGCGGAAATATTAATGATTTTGAAATTAATACTATCAGAGTGCGTTAAAATTTCTTGAGTAATGAAGATTTTTACTGCCCGGCATTGAGCGGTTTTTTTATGCCAGAAAAATGGTGTGGTACATAAAATGTGCTGGTGGTTATTAATACCGGTCTTTCAGCTTGCTGGCTTTTTCGACAAGAGTTATTGGTATGTCACGTTAACCAATAAAGAGAAAAAGACATGCTAAAACAGCAGGATATGACCGAAACAGCCAGAGTGGTGTTTAATGAATTAAGCGTCACTGAACCGGCAACAGTTGGGGAAATTGCGCAGAATACTTACCTTTCACGCGAACGCTGCCAGTTAATACTGACCCAGCTTGTGATGGCGGGTCTGGCAGATTATCAGTTCGGTTGTTACAGACGCCTTCCGCAGTGAAGGCTTTTTACTTTGTGGTAATGGGCGGCTGGTGGGTGTTAGCGGCACCTGCCAGCCATCTGCTCATGTGTTGAGGTCACAAGCAAACCTCAGGCCCATCTGCTTTGCGCAAAAGCGGTATGAGCCTATCAGAGAAGTGCTTATTGATCTATGGCTAATACTGTAAAAATATCCAGTTGTGAGTTAATCAACACTGATTGCCTGGAATTTATCCAGACCTTATCGGAAAACTCTGTCGATCTTATAGTCACAGACCCGCCATATTTTAAAGTGAAGCCCGAGGGCTGGGATAACCAGTGGAAGGGCGACGATGATTACCTAAAATGGCTGGACCAGTGTCTGGCTCAGTTCTGGCGGGTACTGAAGCCTGCCGGAAGTCTTTACCTGTTTTGTGGTCATCGCCTGGCATCTGATATCGAAATCATGATGCGTGAGCGCTTTAATGTGCTGAACCACATTATCTGGGCGAAGCCGTCCGGACGCTGGAACGGGTGCAACAAAGAAAGCCTGCGGGCGTATTTCCCGGCAACAGAGCGCATTCTGTTTGCCGAACATTATCAGTGGCCATATCAGCCAAAAAATGCCGGCTATGCGGCAAAGGAGCGCGAGCTTAAACAACACGTCATGGCCCCGCTGATTTTTTACTTTCGTGATGCGCGTGAATCACTGGGAATAACGTCCAAACAGATAGCGGAAGCCACCGGAAAGAAAAACATGGTGTCGCACTGGTTTGGTACCAGTCAGTGGCAGTTACCGAACGAAGCTGATTACAGAAAACTGCAGGCGCTGTTCGCGCGTGTTGCAGAAGAAAAACACCAGCGTGGGGAGCTGGCAACGCCACACCAACTGCTGGTCAGCACATACAGTGAACTGAACCGGCAATATGCCAGTCTGCTTGAGGAATACAAATCTCTGCGGCGTTATTTTTCTGTATCGGCCGCCGTTCCTTATACGGATGTCTGGACGCATAAGCCCGTACAGTATTATCCGGGTAAGCATCCCTGCGAAAAACCGGCGGATATGTTGCGTCAGATAATTTCTGCCAGCAGTCGTCCGGGGGATGTGGTTGCGGATTTTTTTATGGGATCGGGGGCAACAATAAAAGCAGCAATGGGATTGGGGCGTCGCACGATTGGGGTTGAACTTGAGTCCGGGCGTTTTGAACAAACAGTTGGTGAAATATTGGTGCTGAACGATAAATTGCGAAATGCACAATTAGATAAGAACAGGAGCTAATCCTCGATTAATATCTAAGCCAAGCAGGATGCTTGGAAGTTCTGATATATTCTTATCGTTTTTCGGTATTTAAAACTGATTTTCGCTGGTTGCGAAAGCACGTGGTCGGGCACTGCGTTCACACATGCAGGAGGGTGTGAAGCCAGCTTTTTTTCTGTGTATTCAGATGGCGTTCTGATTCTATAACGAGTTACGTGGACATCAGGGATGGAGAGAATAGGAACGCCATCTTAATACATTTTCCCCGTTTATTTGATATATCTTCCGGATAAGGGATTAGGTCTGGTTTTTTATGTCATTCAATAACGCTCTTCTATACTGTATACAATACTTTATCCTGGCAGTGTGTTTAAAACCTGAACTTATCCTTTGTTTCGTTTATAGACAGAAGGGTTAATATCGACTTATCATCAGCAGGATGGCAACAGATGTGTAAGCAGCTGGTCACCAGTTATACTTCAGTGGTACTTCTGAGTGCTTCTCTCCGTGAAATGATTATCATCCAGATGACAGGAGTAGAGTGAATATTGATGATATTTCCAGGTGCTCCAGCTTGTTGCAGCGTATTGAGGATGTTAATGCTGAACGAGCCAGGGCCTTTAGTCGTTTGACAGTTATATTTTCTACCCCTGATCGCCTTTCAGGAAAGAACATTGTTTTATTAAACAGTGATGCCATCCATAAGGTTTTTGAAGAGTTCATGGCTGCTAATTCAGAATTGCTGGCTCTTGTTGAGGAATACAACGAGATAGCCAGCCGTGTCGGTATGGATGAATTCAACGTCATACTTCGTGGATAAAAACATGCTTCATATTTTCTGTTAGCTCGCTACGGCGAGCTTTTTTTGTATCTGAGCCACACCTGGCGCACATCAAAAACACAGAGCCTTTCAGGAGGTGCTTACGGGATTGTCAGTGTGACTTTCACTGTGGACTGGTAACCATCTGGCGCAGGCTCGTCTACGCAAAGGAAAAGTCACGATGTTAGGTATTTTCAAAAAGAAAACCCGCAAGGCCATCACAGAAGTGAAGAAGATGGAGAACCGTGATGCGGTGGAGGCGACCGTCTGGGGCGCATATTCCATTGCATATGCCGACGGCACCTGCGATGCGAAAGAAATCGCAGTACTGGAGAAAACTATTGCTGCGCTTCCTGCTTTTGCACCGTTCTCTGGTGAGATTGCCCAGATGAGCGCCAATATCCGCGCCCGTTATGAAGCGTCACCGCGTAGTGCGAATGCGCATGCATTGCGTGAGCTGGCTGATGTGGCGGGGACAACTGAGGCGGTTGACGTGCTTTGCCTCTGTCTGGATATCGCTGATCAGGATGGCATTGGTCCGGATGAAGAAGCGCAGCTCAAGAAAATTGCACAGGCGCTTCAGTTACCACTGGAGCAGTATCTGTGAAAAGTGCGGGCCTTGTGCTGGCTGCCATCCTGTTGTTTCTGGTAGTGGCAGTGGATTTCACTGGATGGCTGATGTCGGTACTGGCTGATGGTGTGCTGGTGGCGATGGTAACGGTCTTACTCTGGCCTTTACTTCGCAAATCTGAATAAACAGCCTACAAAAGGTATCTGCGGGTACCTTTGATAAAGTTTTTTAGGGCCGCTGATGGTCCTTTTTATTTACAGGAGAATAAATATGTCTGAACCCTTATCCGGTTCCGGCACTGCTGTGGCGCTCGGCGGGGCGACGGTATTCGGGCTGTTTACCGGGACGGATTTCGGGATTGTATTTGGTGCGTTCGCTGGTGCGTTATTTGTGGCAACAATGCCGCAGACACTTTCAGCCTGGCGTGTGGCTGCACATTTTCTGGTGTCCTTTATTGTTGGTGTGCTTGGGGCCCGTGGTGTGGCCGGTTACATGGCGGAACGTATTGGGTTTAACAGTGCTTCCGTTGATGCGTTGTGTGCGGTCCTGGTGTCGGTGCTCTCAGTAAAAGTCCTGTCATTCATCCACCAGCAGGAGATTACATCACTGGTATCCGGTCTGTTCTCCCGTCAGCGTGGAGGAGGTGGTGGTAATGACAAATAATCTTCCAGGATTACTGAATGCGGCGTTATGTACGGTTATCGTACTGACGCTTTTTTTCTACCGCAGAAAAGAGTCCCGACACAAACCGCTGATATCGTGGTGCGCCTGGTGTCTGATGCTGTTGTATGCGATAACGCCGTTAAGTTATCTCTGTGGTCATCCGTTGCCGGCAGACTGGCTGGTAGTGATGCTGAACCTGGTGTTTGGTGTCATGGTAGTGCGTGCGCGCGGTAATGTTTCAAAAATTTTTGCTTTCCTGAGTGGCTGATATGAAATCGAGAGATGAAATTTTTGATGAAATCCTCGGAAAAGAGGGGGGGTATGTCAGTCATCCTGACGATACAGGCGGAGCGACGAAGTGGGGAATTACTGAAAAAGTGGCGCGCGCGCATGGTTACCGTGGTGATATGCGTGATTTGAGCCGCGGGCAGGCTCTGGAAATCCTTGAGGCAGACTATTGGTATGGACCTCGTTTTGACCAGGTGGCAAACCTGTCTCCTGATATTGCTGCAGAACTGTGTGATACCGGGGTAAACATGGGGCCGTCGGTAGCCACAAAAATGCTTCAGCGCTGGCTGAATGTGTTTAATCAGAAGGGAATGCTGTATCCGGACATAGTTACAGACGGGGGGATCGGGCCGCGAACCATTAATGCGTTACGTTCTTATCTGAAAAATCGCGGCAGGGATGGCGAACTGGTACTGGTGAAAGCCCTGAACTGTACGCAGGGTGAGCGTTATCTGGCGCTGGCCGAGAAACGCGAGGCTAACGAGTCGTTTGTCTATGGCTGGATGAAAGAGCGCGTTGGTTTATAAACTCATCGAAAAGGTCACTTCGGTGGCTTTTTTATTGTTCAAAAAACGAAAGAACGGAGGTACGTATGTACGCACTGAAAAAGATTACGGTAACTGAAGATGGTCGTCAGGTTGAGGAAGTGCATGTCCTGGGGGGATATGTATCGTATGGAGTTTTACCCGCGTAATACCCATCTGGCAGCAAAAATTGAGTATTGCCGGAACGGGAATATTTCATGTTTGCAGGTAGAGAAAACGGATGAGGCTTATATCACTACGCTGAACGGCGATACGATGCGTTGCATCTGTCGCGGCGACAGTAAAGCCCGGAATGAAATGGCCAGATGTCGTACTCATACCAGTGAATAACAAGTAAAACCCCGGCGGCTGAAACAACCAAGGGGTTAACAGTGTAAATAAAACTGCCCATATTGATGGGCAGCGCATGTAATTATTGTGAGCAATAGACCCGAGCTTCAAGCGGAGTATAAATGCCTAAAGTAATAAAACCGAGCAATCCATTTACGAATGTTTGCTGGGTTTCAGTTTTAACAACTTTATCTGCGCCACCACAAATTTTGGCTGCATCGACAGTTTTCTTCTGACCAATTCCTGAAACGAAGAAATGATGAGTGATGGTTTCCTTCGGTGTTACTGTTGTAGGTTTGTTTTCAACTGTAAACGTCTGTTGAGCACATCCAGAGATAAGCAGCGCCAGTGTGAAAGTGAGTAGCGTTTTTTTCATCGTGTGATTCCCGTTGTGTTTTTAAGTTTGGTGCATCGTATTTGTGGAAATTTAAACAAAACCTAAACAATGAGTTGAAATCTCATATTGTTAATGTTTATTAAAGTATGCCAGATGTGCTGTATCTTTACTGTATACCCAGATTAACTATGGCCACAGCACCGACTGGTAACTCCTGTGTGGGAGTGCCGGCTACTGAGGCGGATCAAACCGGACGTTATGGTTTAGCGTGGAAAAATTTGAGTCGTGTTCTGGATGCTTTCGGTAAACAATAATGAGTTGTCAAAGGTATAGTAATATCTTTTGTGTTCGTGGATATTTGTAACCCATCGGAAAACTCCAGCTTTAGCCAGATTTACCCTGTATTCATGAAATGTGATTTCTCTTGATTTCAACTTATGAAGGTAAGTTTCTATAAGTCGCGTGTCTCTGCAAAAGCTAACATGAATAACATCATGGAAACCTTTTATTAACACCGTGTTATCGCTCTCAAATACAATGTGAATATTACCTGTGGCTAAATAGTAAATGTAATGTGAGACATTGTGGCGTTTTAGTTCAGAGTAAAACCGGTCACAGTTTAAATCTTTCCGCACTTGATCAAATATTTCTTTAAAAATGGCAACCTGAGCCATCAGTATCCCCTTGTATATGATATGAGGGGCGTAGTCTGCATGAGTGCTTTTAATACTGCAATCTGGTCAGATGTCTTTATCGTATATTGATGATTATTGTCGGATAGTATGAGGTTTTCTCAACTCATGGAAATACCGGAAGGTGCGAAAATTACTAAGTAAGAAGAGTTACATAAGCCCTTCATACAGTGAAGGGCTTCTGTAATCTTAGAAATAAAAAACCGGTCATAGGGAGCTACACAGAACCGGTCGGCGAAGACCGCCAATACCACCCATGCATCGATGCAACATACTAATGACAATAGCTGCTATTGATGTAAATGCAATGTTATGCATCGACGAAAATAAAAAACCGGCAGGGGAAATCCATTGAAGACTTGCCGGTGGCAAAAGTTGCCAATGCTTTTATAACCGTAGTCACAGAGTTACGAAGTGCAACACCGACTGCTGCTGGTATATGGATGAATGGCGTTTCAATGATGTGCATCATTCAAATCACAAATAGTATTGATACTTATTCTCGGTTTTGCGGGTCCTTTCCGGTGATCCGGCAGGCTACGGGGCGGCGACCTCGCGGGTTTTCGCTATTTACGAGTTTTTTTGAGGTGATGGTTGTTGTTTTATCGTTTGATATATCTACTTGATAAGTAATAAGAAAGAAAAATAAACACAACAACCTGATGATCTTTCTTATACGAAAAAGCATGTAAAATCAGAGGGTTTTACAAAAAACGTGGTTGTTGTATTGCTTTTTTGCCGGTGGTTTATGGAGGGGCTGTGGCCTTTTTATTGAATAAAAGCGACATGGCCTCCTCCATCGGTATCTCAGTACAGGCATTTGATAAATGGGGTGTTCCTCCTGTTGAGCGCCGGGGGAGAGAGGTTTTCTATGACGTTAAAACTGTACTGGAGATAGATCGCGAGCGACGTCAACAAAACCAGAAATCTTCAGGTGGTGAAAATGATCTTGAGGAAAGGCTACTTCAGGCCAGGGTTAACCTGACGGAAGAACAGGCTATTGCTCAGCGGTTAAAAAACCAGGTTGCAGAGCATAAGGTGATTGATACAGCTTTCTCTATTTTTGCCCTGTCCCGGTTATCCGGAGAACTGGCATCTGTTTTGGACAGTATTCCGCTTTCGATGCAAAGAAAATTCCCTGAATTGACAGGCAGACAATTGGCTTATCTAAAAGAGCTGGTTGCGAAGGGGGCTAATAAATGCGTTGAGTCCGCTGAAAAAATGAAGGAATTTGCGGATGAGTATTACAGAAATACAGATGAATAATTTCGTATTGGCAGTGAAGGCGGGTCTCTCAGTCCTGAAAAGACCATTGCCAATGACCCCCGTTGAATGGGCGGATGCTAATTACTATCTCCCGAAAGAATCCGCATACCAGGAAGGGCGCTGGGAAACACTGCCCTTTCAGCGGGCCATCATGAATGCGATGGGCAGCGACTACATCCGCGAGGTGAATGTGGTGAAGTCTGCCCGTGTTGGTTATTCCAAAATGCTGTTGGGTGTTTATGCCTACTTCATAGAGCATAAGCAGCGCAACACACTTATCTGGTTGCCGACGGATGGTGATGCCGAGAACTTTATGAAAACCCACGTTGAGCCGACCATCCGCGATATTCCGTTGCTGCTGGCGCTGGCTCCGTGGTATGGCAAAAAGCACCGGGATAACACGCTCACCATGAAGCGTTTTTCCAATGGTCGTGGCTTCTGGTGCCTGGGCGGTAAAGCGGCAAAAAACTACCGTGAAAAGTCGGTGGATGTGGCGGGTTATGATGAACTTGCTGCCTTTGATGAGGATATTGAACAGGAAGGCTCTCCGACGTTCCTTGGCGACAAACGTATTGAAGGCTCGGTCTGGCCAAAGTCCATCCGTGGCTCCACCCCCAAAGTGAGAGGCACCTGCCAGATTGAGCGTGCAGCCAGTGAATCCCCGCATTTTATGCGTTTTCATGTTGCCTGCCCGCACTGCGGGGAGGAGCAGTACCTTAAATTTGGCGATAAAGAGACGCCGTTTGGCCTCAAATGGACGCCGGATGATCCCTCCAGCGTGTTTTATCTCTGCGAGCATAATGCCTGCGTCATCCGTCAGCAGGAGCTGGACTTTACTGATGCCCGTTATATCTGCGAAAAGACCGGGATCTGGACCCGTGATGGCATTCTCTGGTTTTCGTCATCCGGTGAAGAGATTGAGCCGCCGGACAGCGTGACCTTTCACATCTGGACGGCGTACAGCCCGTTCACCACTTGGGTGCAGATTGTCAAAGACTGGATGAAAACGAAAGGGGATACGGGAAAACGTAAAACCTTCGTAAACACCACGCTCGGTGAGACGTGGGAGGCGAAAATTGGCGAACGTCCGGATGCTGAAGTGATGGCAGAGCGGAAAGAGCATTATTCAGCGCCCGTTCCTGACCGTGTGGCTTACCTGACCGCCGGTATCGACTCCCAGCTGGACCGCTACGAAATGCGCGTATGGGGATGGGGGCCGGGTGAGGAAAGTTGGCTGATTGACCGGCAGATTATTATGGGTCGCCACGACGATGAACAGACGCTGCTGCGTGTGGATGAGGCCATCAATAAAACCTATACCCGCCGGAATGGTGCA